GTTGACGGGGCGTTCACCCACCATCTTTTCGGCTTGTGGACCGAGCACTTCATCAGCGATCCGTTTGAGGCGGGCGGTGGTTTCTCGAACCTCCTTGATATTGGTATTAATCCGGCCTTGTTGGTTGAGGATAACGCTGGATTGCGACGTCTCGGCAGAGGAAGAGTAGGTTGATCCTGTGGACATCTTTAGCTCCTGAGTTAGAGTGAGAAAGAAGGGCGAGAGAACGCATTACCGGACTCCCGCCCTTCAGTTCCAACTAAGCTATCGGGTAAAGGCTTAGTTGAACTCGGTTAGCGAATCGGGGCGACGCGAGTTACCTCGGCGATCTCGAAGTCCGAGCCGTCCTTACGTTTGCCCCGTCGGTGCTCGACCTTGCCCATAAAGGGGCCGGCGCCGCGGAGGTTGCCGGGAGCCCACACGGTGTTGGGAACGTTCTGCCCAACCGCGTTGCGGAGTTGGCCGAGGTCGATATTCTTATTCGGTCCCCAGGCCAACTTCCCGGTGTCGTCGAAGTCGAGATTGCAGTTCTTGAAAACGACGACCTTGAGCATCCCGAGGTCCTGAGCCACCTTATCGTCAAGGATAACGCAAGGGCAGCCGAACTTATGGAACTCGCGATCCTCCCCCGTCAGCTTATCCTTGAAGGGGATAGCTTGGAAGGCTTTGGAGTCGAAGTCGTCGATCTGCATCTTGTATTCGCCCGCAGGGACGAGTGTCCGCTCGGTCGACAGCGGCTGGTCGACTGTCTCCTGCATGAAGGCGTCTGGGTCGAACTTGGTCATTGTTTAGCTCCGTAGGTACGTGCAGTCGCCGTTTGGGGACGCATTGGCGCACTCGGCGGCACTATCGCTGTTGGCGTGACCACTGAGGCTGATCCGGTAACTCCGGATGTCGGAGCAGGCGACGGTGAAGCTCCGGCCAATTTCGCTGAGGCCAAACGACGTGTATAGGCCTCAATGATGGGTTTGAAGTCGGCAAGTAGGTTGGCCCCCATGGGAAGGGCGCGATTTTTCAGGTCCATTGTGCTGTCGAGGGTGGACCACGTAAACGAGGGATTTCCCTTCGCATCGACGGCGCGGGAGCACTTGACGACCTCGGAGAAGAACGGTGGTATCTTCGGGGCCAGCTTCGCCCCGATCGTTGACACCATTATCTTCTTAACTCCCTGCATTTCGTCCATTTCTTTCTCGACATGAGCGGTCAGGTTGAAGTAACACCTTCGGTCAGTATTGATTTTGAGTAGCATATTATGTACAAAGTTCTGGGCAATCCCCCACTCTCCTGGATTTGCCGTAGGTTTGTAGCCAACTGTGCATCCGAAACCGATGATTGACCAGCCGGTGAGGGAGTCGACGTTGAGGGAGCATTGGTCGTCCCACTTTGTGAAGTCACCATAGCTCTGTCCTGTGCGGTCGCAGGTGAAGTTGCGGAAGGCGTTGAGGAACTTCATCGCCGCGGGGCGGAACGATGCCTTCCCCATGTCGCGCTGGTCGGCGAGTTGCTTCTGGTCCATCGAACTGATCTTGGTGATCATGTCCTCAAGATCGCCCCAACCTGTCGATGTCGGGGCGCAGTAGGACCAGTGAAGGTGGTCGATCGGGGCCTTGAGGCGTTCCGCGGCGTCGAGGAGTGAGGCGACGCCGTCGGGTTCGGTCACGATGACAAAGACCTCGAGACCGTAGAGGAGTTGCGTGGCGAGTGCGGAGGTCTTGCCGGAGCCGGCGGGGCCGGCGAGAAGGACGGAAGGGGGTTGAAGGATCATGAGAGAAGGGCCTCCAGGTCGGTTAAGGTCGGTGCGTGCTGCAGTGGTTTGGCTGCGGCCTTCAGCCGCGGCTTCAGATCGTTCGTAGAGTAGTGATCGGGGTGGTCGGGTGGCATCGGTGGTCGATCCTCGGGGTTGATCTCGTTGACTGAGATGTGCCAGTAAGGGTAGGCGCGGTGACCCGAGGTTGGGATGATCCACAGTGGTCCATCGCTGTCCTCGCCGATCAGCACGGCGATGTCGAAGGCGGGTTCACCGCGGACTTTGTGAAGGATAAGGTGAGGTTCGGTCATTTTTGACCAATACTGACGTCGGGACCGTCAGTCTCATTTTTGTCGATCACTAGGGCGGTGAACTCGCCGTCGTTGACAAGTAGCCGTTTGTCGATCTTGACGAGGTTGAATTTGACGCCGTTCTCTGGATAGACAACGAGGGTGAAATAGCGTCCATCGTCTTCCATTAGTATCCAAACTGAGTGTCGTTGCATCTTTTCGTCTCCTGTTTTTCTGGTGTCATGAAGTCATGGCCCGTGTCCTATTGACCAGCCGTTACAGTGGCCGAGTTCATGGCGGAGCCGGGATGCATAGGTGAACATGCTAGTACCTTCGGGACTTAAAATGATACGACAATGGCCCTTACCGACGAAAGCGCAACCCCGGGCTTGAGCACTACGACAGATTATCTTGACGCGATCAAGAGGCATGGTTGTTACGCTCAGTTTGCCTTGGTACTTATGTGTATACCGTGAAGGTGGTTGCGGAGCAATTCCGATTTGGGCTTCGGTGACTTCGGTCATGCCTATGAGGACGAGAATTGCTAGAAGAATGAAACGCTCGCGCACGTCATCCTTCGGTGTCTCGATGAGCTTCATTGTGATATCCTCCGATCTTCATTTACATTGGTGGTATTCGTAAGGTGTGACGGCGCGGCTCTGGGCGCCGGCGGGTTTGTAGAACACGATGAAGGCTAAGGTCGCGACGGCGAGCACGAAGCCGAGCCATCCTACTGTTTCTCTCATTTCTCTTGCTCCAAGACTTCGCGGCCTTTGTCGGTAATGGACCAAGTGGGGATGGTGGCGTATGAGCTAACTAGGCCTTCGCATTCTAAGGAGATGAGAAGGCCAATGGTGCTTCGCGCATGAGGTGTGAAGCCCATAGGCTCCGCGGCACGACTCAAGGCCCAGATTTTGTCGTTCTTCATGGCTTGTTCTTCCATTCCTTTGGCCACGGCGAAATCTCACTCGGTGGCCGCGAAGGGCCGTGGCAGGCGACGAGGAGAACGGTGATGAGAAGAAGGATCATAAACATGGCTAGAAGGCCCGAGCCTCGGCGAGGTTCTTCGGTTCCACCGGGTTCTTTACGAGTGGGTTCCATCTTCGAACCTCCAAGGTAGAGAGCCACGACTCGGGGGTGGACGAGGTGCAAGCGTCGAGGAAGATGCAATTTCCATATGAAGTGCAGGTATCGCCGAAGTTGTAGTCCCAATAACCTTCATCCCACGCCCGACGAATTTTCCAAAGGTCGCGGCGAAGCTGCTCAAGCCATTTGTCGATGAGGGAGTTGGAGTAGGATTGGATCGACTGGGCATGGACGATTTGGGTCTTCTGTATCGCGATGCCGCGAACTGCGACCGAATCGACGTCGATACCGCAGGCACGACAGGCCCAGACGTAGCCCATGAACTGATTGCGAAGTTGCCACTTGCGTGCCCAGTCGACACCTATTGAGCCGCCGGTGGTTTTTTCGTCGCAGACGATAGGGCGTCCTTGATACTGGCCCAGCTTATCGAATCGGCCGCTGTAGATGAAGGGGCCGCCGTTTGGGTGTTCTGGGAACCCTTCACAGTTGACCGCGTCGTAGCTGGAGTTGGGACGATACGCCGGTTCAAGTGGAATGGCGAAGGTGTACTCAAGCGTTGGCTTCCCATCGGCGGCGAAGTACGGGAGGATTTCGTCAGTTTGTGGGGGATAGACATCGAAGTAACCTCGGTTCTTTTCATCGCCTTCGGGGTTCGAAACGGCCTGCCACATGCGGTCGGAGGTCTTTGAGGTCCGTTTGTACTCGGGGATTTCGAAGTCACCCCATTGGGTGAAGAAGGCGGCTTGCGCCCGCTCGAGCGCCTTTTCGAGGGGAAGGTTGAGTTGCCAGTGGCCGCGGTAGGTCTCCTCGATCGCGGAGGCGAAACACGCACCGGCATGGAGGTCGATTGAAAGGCCCGGCGGTCGACGACCCAAAACGAATTCGTTGTAGAACTT